ATGAACAACCTTTCTATCAATTATCAAATTTACCAGTTTATAAACTACAATGTAGCCTATACGAATATAGTGATGATGATTTTGAAACAGATGTTGTTGCTATTGATACAGTTCAAGCTAAGAACTCGTACGTACAGACAATGACAGTATCTTTAACTGGTGGTAATCACTTTGAAGTTGGAGAGACAGTATCGCAGATAATATCAACTGGTCCTACAGTAACAGTAACTGGCGAAATACAAACTATTATTAAAACTTCAGATATTGCTGCTGATATTAGCGTAAGTAATATCGGGGTAACTGGTTCGGAAGGTCAAGGGAAGAACTTCTTGGTATCTCCTACATTAGGTTTGGTTGGAGGAACTAGTAGTAACACATGCTATATAACAGACATTGTTACTATAGGCGATAAAGACGATGCTAATACATTTGCATCAGATGGCCAAGCAGAAAATGTACACTTTGAAATTGAAGGTGATAACTTTATAGACTTTACCGAATCTAATCCATTCGGCGATCCATCGGAGACTTATTAATGTTTGGAGATCATTTCTATCATGCTACATTGCGAAAATCAGTAGCAGTATTCGGAACTATATTTAATAATATAGGTATTGTTAGAAAGAAAAGTGATGGTAGTGTTATTAATCAAGTTAAAGTTCCATTAGCATACGGACCTAAACAAAAGTTTTTAGCTAGATTAGATGCTGACACTATGAACGACGCATCCTTTGCAATTAAACTTCCTAGGATGTCATTTGAAATAACTGGATTAGATCAAGATTTAACGTCGAAGTTAAATAAAAGAGCTCAGATTAGTGAGAACCATGCAAGTGATTCTACCAGAAAGAAAACTGTTAAACAACAAACCACATATTCAATTGGAATGCAATTGAATGTTATGGCTAAAAACCAAGACGACGGTTTACAAATTATAGAACAAATACTTCCGTATTTTCAGCCAGAATACACTGTTACAATTAAACCTATTGATGGTTGGACTACATATAAAGAAGATGTACCTATTACGCTAACAAGTGTTGCTATAAATGATGAATACGAAGGTGATTTTGCTAGCCGTAGGGTATTAACATACACCTTAGACTTTACAATGAAAATGAGATTCTTTGGACCAACACAGAATCAGTCAATTATTAAAGAAATTGATATAGACTTTTTTGACAAAGATAACACAGGCCAATTTTTAGAAGGAATTAACTTAGCAGTAAATCCTAAAACTGCTAGTGAATCAGATAATCATACTATAACAACAACATATGATTATTTAAATGTTCCAGATAGTTTTGTATTATCATTAACTAATATATCAGACACGTTTCTTATAGGAGAAACTATTACAGGAACATCATCAGCATCTACTGCTGAAATAACCGCTATAAGTGGTTCTACAATTACAGTTGACACAACAACTGGTTACTTTTTTGAGGATGAGACTATTACTGGATCTGCAGATAACGTAACTGCTACTATTTCTAGTTATACATAAATACTATTATGAAGAAAGATAAAATGATGGATAGTTTGGCAAAAAATTTACCTCAGAAATCTGAGAATAAATTACCAGCAAAAGATCAGATTGATACTAAAGATATTAAAGATGATTATGAATTTTCCAGAAAAACTTATAAAGATTTAATTAATACAGGGATGTTATCTCTAGATTCACTTGCACAATTAGCTCAAGAATCTGAACATCCTAGAGCATTTGAGGTATTATCTAAGGCTATTAAAGATATCGGTGATACTACTGATAAACTAATGGTACTACAGAAAAGTAAAAAAGATTTGGTCGATAAAAAAGGACCATCCCGTGAAGTGACAAACAATAACTTATTTGTTGGAAGCAGTTCTGATTTACAAAGATTATTATTAAAACAAGATGAAAGTAAAATTATAAATGAGCCAAATAAAGAATAACGAATTCGGCTATTTAGGTAATCCTAATGTAAAGCGAGACGGAGTTGAGTCAGAGTTTAGTATTGACGAAATTCACGAGTATAAAAAATGCATGCAGAATCCAGCATACTTTGCAAAAACATATGCTAAGGTTATATCACTTGATAAAGGTTTAGTATCATTTGACTTATGGCCATATCAAGAGGATATGTTCGACCACTTCCATAAAAACCGATTTTCTATTGTTTTAGCATGTCGACAAAGTGGTAAATCTATATCATCAGTTATATTTTTACTTTGGTTTGCTTGTTTTCACCCAGAAAAAACCATTGCTATATTAGCCAACAAAGGTGCAGTTGCTAGAGAGATGTTAGCACGTATTACTTTAGCTTTAGAAAATTTACCCTTCTTTTTACAGCCTGGCTGTAAGGCTTTAAATAAAGGATCTATTGAATTTAGCAATAACTCTAAAATTATTGCTGCAGCAACCTCTGGTTCTTCTATTCGTGGTCTTTCTATTAACCTATTGTTTTTAGATGAGTTTGCTTTTGTAGAGAACGATGCACAGTTTTATACATCTACATATCCAGTAGTATCATCAGGTAAAGATACTAAAATTATTATAACATCTACTGCAAACGGTGTAGGTAATGTGTATCATAAGCTATGGGAAGGTGCTGCAACTAATACAAATGAATTTAAACCTTTTAGAGTTGACTGGTGGGATGTACCAGGAAGGGACGAAGAATGGAAAGAGCAAACAATTGCTAATACTTCATCTCTTCAGTTTGATCAAGAGTTTGGTAACTCATTTCATGGTCGAGGAAACACTCTTATTCCGGCCAATGAGCTATTAGCACAAAAGGCTTTAGATCCAATATCGTTTACTGAAAATATATTTGTATATGAAAATCCAGTAGAAAATCATCAGTATATAATGACAGTTGATGTTGCTAAGGGAAGAGGCTTAGACTATTCTACGTTTACAATTATAGATGTATCAGTAGATCCATTTAAACAAGTGTGTGTATTTAGAGATAATAACATATCACCAATACTATTTCCCGATCTTATATACAAATGGGCTAATCATTATAACGAAGCATATACTATTATTGAAAGTAATGACCAAGGTGCAGTAGTCTGTAATGGTTTATATTATGATTTAGAATATGAAAACATGTACGTTGAGTCAATGGTAAAACGTAATGCTCTTGGTGCTACAATGACCAAACGATTAAAACGAATAGGTTGCTCAGCAGTAAAGGATCTAATTATGGAGAAAAAGCTTCATATTATAGATGCTAATACTATTATTGAAATGAGTACATTTGTAAATAGAGGATCATCATGGGAAGCTTCAGGTAATAACCATGATGATTTAATGATGAATTTAGTATTGTTTTCTTGGTTTACTACTACTGATATATTTCATGGTATAACTGATATAGACATGAAAACACTTTTATATAAAGAGCAACTTCAGGCTATACAAGATGATATGTTACCATTTGGTGTATTTAGTAATGATGAAAATAGCACTAAGGAAGTTGATAATGAGGGTAATGTTTGGATGGAAGTTAACAAACACCAAGGGCTTTATTAGAATGTTAAAACATATAAATAACTATGATTGAATATAACCGTATTATGAGAACATATTAACTAACTCAAATTAAGAGGATAAAGCGATGGCATTTCAAGTATCACCAGGCGTCCAGGTCAAAGAAATTGACGCAACGGGCGTTGTTCCTGCCGTATCAACCAGTATTGGTGGATTCGCAGGGTCATTTAATTGGGGTCCAGTTGACGAAGTAATCACGGTAGGTTCAGAAAAGAATCTAGCTGAAATATTTGGTCAACCAACAGATTCCAATACCGCTAACTACTTTTTAACTGCTGCTGGATTTTTAAAATACGGCAGATCATTAAAGGTTGTTAGAGCAACCAGCGGTCATTTAAACGCGACTTCTGGTACATCAGGAGTACTAATTAAAAATAGTACTGATTATGAAACTAACCATAACGATGGTGCACCTGCTGCAGGTAACACTAACGCTATGGGAGGCTGGGCTGCAAAATACCCTGGCACACTAGGTAACAGCCTTAAGGTTGAACTTTGTGGACCATTAGGATTTGCAACCTGGGATTATAAAGGTAGCTTCGATTCAGCACCTGGAACATCAAATTACGCGGCAGACGTGCTAGGTAAAACTAGTGCATTGGACGAAGTCCATGTTGCTGTAATTGATACAACAGGCTTATGGAGCGGAACACCAAACACAGTTTTAGAAACTTTCCCATTCGTAAGTGTGGGATCAGACGCTAAAGCAGACGACGGCACAACTAACTATTACGTAGATGTTATTAATAACAGATCAAGCTACGTTTGGTGGTTAGCGCATCCAACTATTTCTAACTCAAACATTGGAGCACCTATTGCTTCAACAGCAGCATACGTAGTTGGTAACGTAGTACAAAAAAGATCATTAGCAGGTGGAGCTGACGATAACGCACCAACAACTGGTGAAATATCAACAGCATACGATCTTTTAGCAGACGGAGAAACAGTAGATGTTAATTTACTATTTGCTTATCCAGATGCCAGTGGAGCAACAATTGCTAATAAATTAGTTGCTATGGCTGCAGCAAGAAAAGACTGTATGGCTTTTGTTTCACCTCCTGTTGTTTCAACAGCAGGTATTGCACCAGGTACTGCATTAACTAATGTAACTACATGGGTCGGAACAGTAACTAAGAGTTCATACGGATCAGCAGATTCAGGTGCTTTATATGTGTACGATAAGTACAATGATAAGTATCGTTGGATCGGAGGCGCAGGCCACATTGCTGGACTATGTGCAGGTACTGATTTAGCAGCGGATGCTTGGTTCTCACCAGCTGGTTCGACTAGAGGTCAACTACTAGGTGTTACCAAATTAGCATTTAACCCTAATCTAGCACAAAGAGATGAGTTGTATAAGGCTAAGGTCAACCCACTCGTATCTTTCCCTGGAGAAGGAACAATTTTATTCGGAGATAAAACTTTATCACCTAAACCTTCAGCATTCGACAGAATTAACGTTAGACGTTTATTCATCGTATTGGAGAAAGCAATTTCTACAGCTGCTAAGGGACAACTCTTTGAGTTCAATGATGAATTCACCAGAGCACAATTTAGGAATTTGGTTGAACCATTCCTAAGGGATGTAAAAGGCCGAAGAGGAGTTACAGACTTTAAAGTAATCTGTGACGAAACAAATAATACAGGACAAGTAATTGATTCTAATAGTTTTGTAGCTGATATCTTTATCAAGCCATCAAGATCTATTAACTTCATTACCTTGAACTTTATAGCAACTAGAACAGGCGTCGATTTTTCAGAAATCGCCGGCTCTAATTAAGGAGAAGTATAATGGCAATTTTAGGTATAGATGATTTTAAATCTAAGCTGACAGGCGGTGGTGCAAGACCTAACTTGTTTAAGGCTACAGTAAACTTCCCTAGCTATGCTCAGGGAAATGTGGAATTAACTTCATTCTTGTGTAAAGCAGTAGCTATCCCATCTTCTGTAATCGCTCCCATTGAAGTAAATTTCAGAGGAAGAAAGATGTCAGTAGCAGGAGATAGAGCATTTGAACCAGTTACATTAACTGTTATCAATGATGCTGCATTTGAAGTTAGAAATAGCTTTGAAAGATGGATGAATGGAATTAATCAGCACAACGCAAATACTGGATTATCAAACCCAACTGATTATCAGTCGGATGTAATAATCGAGCAATTGAATAAGGCTGGAGAAACTGTAAAAACTTATAACGTAAGAGGATGTTATCCTACTAACTTATCTGCAATTGATTTAAACTATGACTCTGAGAATGCAATCGAAGAGTTCACAGTTGAGATGCAGGTGACTTATTGGGAATCTGACACTACTTCTTAGTCGTATAAATAATAATATGGCAGGGACAATTGCGTCCCTGTCAATATTGTAAAGGTATAAACTATGGCAGAATTGTTCGGATTTGAGATTAATAGAAAAGGTAAAGAGCCTATTAGGCCTTCTTTTGTTCCTGATACAGAAGCAGAAGGTACTGGTGTAATTAGCACAGGTGGTCACTTTGGCCAATACCTTGATATTGATGGAGATAAAGTAAAAAATGAAAATGAGCTCATATTTAAGTATAGAGACATTTCCGTTCAGCCTGAATGCGATGCTGCTATTGACGATATTGTAAACGAGGCTATTACTGGAGACTTTAATGCAGCTCCAGTGGCAATTGTGTTAGACAGATTAAAAATATCTGATAACATTAAGAAGAATATAAGAAAAGAATTTGATAATGTTTTAGAGCTGTTAAACTTTAATAGCACTGGACATGATATATTTAGAAAATGGTATGTAGATGGTAGATTACCATATCATATGATTATAGATGATAAAAACCCTAAGGCTGGTTTAAAAGAATTAAGATATATTGATCCTACTAAAATTAGAAAGATTAAAGAGATTGAAGAAGAAACTGATCCTAAGACGGGTGCAAAGTTAATTAAAAAATCTCATGAATATTTCATGTTTCAAGATGTACATATGGATAGAGCAAATCAGGGACTTAAAATTCATCCTGATTCTATAGCATACTGCACATCAGGTATGTTAGATCCAAGCCGTAAAAGAATTTTATCGCATTTACAAAAAGCTATTAAGCCTGTAAATCAATTAAGGATGATGGAAGACTCATTAGTTATTTACAGAATATCTAGGGCTCCTGAACGAAGAATTTTTTATATTGATGTAGGTAATTTACCTAAGGGTAAGGCTGAAGAGTACTTACAGAACATCATGAATAAGTATCGTAATAAATTAGTATATGATGCTAAGACTGGTGATGTAAAAGACGACAGAAAACATATGTCAATGTTAGAGGATTTCTTTTTACCAAGAAGAGAAGGTGGTAGAGGTACTGAAATATCTACACTTCCAGGTGGAGAAAACCTAGGGCAAATAGATGATATAATCTATTTCCAAAAGAAATTATATAAAGCTTTAAATGTTCCTATGAACAGGTTAGAGCAAGAAGCACAATTTAGCTTAGGTAGAGCTACTGAGATAAGTAGAGACGAAGTTAAATTTAAGAAGTTTATTGATAGAATAAGAAAAAGATTTTCTGATATTTTCATGCAAGTATTAAAAACACAGCTTTTGTTAAAGGGTGTTATTACTAAAGAAGATTGGAAAAACTGGAAAGAATATATAGCATTTAATTACATTGAGGATAATTACTTCAGTGAATTAAAAGAATCCGAAATCATTCGTGAAAGATTTGAAATGTTAGCTACACTTGATGAATATGTAGGTAAATATGTATCACACGAATGGGTAAGAAAAAATATTCTTAGACAAGATGATGACGAAATCGAGGCACTTAGAACGCAAATGGATGCAGAAAAAGATGCTGGAGATGACGATGACCTTGATCTTGACTTATAAAAACTTATAAATATATAAACAAGAGGAACTGAAATGAGTAGTATAGAATCATTAATTGATAATTTAAAAGGTAACGATAATGTTAAAGCTAGTGATAACTTTAATAGCATTATGGCTGATAAATTAAAAGATGCACTCGATGCAAAAAAAATCGACTTAGCATCAACAATGACCGATCGAGCTTCTGAAGCTGAAGAGTCATAAAGGAACAACTATGAAGTTAATATCTGAATATACCGATAGCAATATCGAATGTTATACAGAAGCTACCAAAAGTGGTGGCAAACAGCACGTCATTGAAGGTGTGTTTATGCAGGCCGATCAAAAGAATAGAAACGGTCGCATATATGAAAAACAAATTTTAGAGGCTGCGGTAGAAAAATACGTAGTCGAACAGGTGAAAAGTGGACGAGCAGTAGGGGAATTAAATCACCCTGAAGGTCCAACAATTAACCTGGATAAAGTTTCACATAAGATTACAGATCTCAAATTTGAAGGAAGTAATGTTATTGGAAAAGCATCAATTCTTAAAACCCCTATGGGACAAATCGTTGAAGGTTTGCTCGAAGGTGGTGTTAAGCTTGGTGTATCAAGTCGTGGTATGGGTAGTCTTGTACAGAAGAATGGTACTAGTTACGTGGGCAAGGATTTTATGCTTGCAACTGTAGATATAGTCCAGGACCCTTCCGCTCCAGAGGCATTTGTCAATGGAATTATGGAAGGTGTTGATTGGATATGGAATAACGGTATCTTAACTGCACAAGAAATTGAATCAATTGAGACTGAAATAAAGCGTACTCCTAAGAAGCATTTAGCTGAAGCAGAGATCAAAGCGTTTAAAAATTTCCTCTCTAAACTTTAATTCTTAATAGGAGAATATAAAATGTCATTAGAAGACGCAATTAAATCCACTGCTGTTGCAGAGGAAGAGGCTGTGTTAGACATCTCTGAAGATGCTGAGCTAGATTCTGAAGAAGAGCTCGTTGAAAACGAAGTTGGAAACGAGGAAGAAGCTTTAGATGAAGTAGTAGCCGAAGCAAAGGTTGAAGAAGACGAAGATGAAGACAAAAAAGACGAAGAAAAAGTCGAAGAGTCTGCACCTGTAGTCCCTAAAACTAAAGCTGGTGTTATTAACGCTGCATTGGAGATGTTTAAAAAGGCCAAAAAAGAAGACGCGCAAAAGCTATATGCTAAATTGACAAAAGTAGAAGAATCAGAAGACGATGGAACAGTTGATAAAGCTGTTGACACCGTTGCTAAAGATAAGAAAGCACCTAAAGCTAAGCTAGAGGCTGCTGACTATTCTGAAGATTTGGATATCTTAGTAGCTGAAGAAGCTACATTGTCAGATGGATTCCGTGTTAAAGCTGGTGCAATTTTTGAAGCTGCTTACGCAAGTAAAGTAGGTGCTGAAATTGATAGGCTAGAAGGCGAATACGCGCAAAATCTTGAAGAAGAAGTCGCTGATATTCAGAGCTCACTCGTAGAAAAGGTAGATTCATACCTTAACTATGTTGTTGAAAACTGGATGAAAGAAAATGAAGTAGCAGTAGAGACTGGACTAAGGTCTGAAATCGCTGAAGACTTTATGAGTGCACTTCAGGTAGTATTCAAGGAACATTACATTGAAGTTCCAGAAGGTAAAGTTGATCTAGTAGATGAGTTATCATCACAGGTTGCTGAGCTAGAGGAATCACTCAATAAAACCACAGAAGAAAATATTCGTTTATATGAGTCAACTCAATCTTTAGAAAGAGCTGAAATCGTAAGAAGACATTCTTCAGGCTTGGCTGAAACTGAAGCTGAGAAGTTATCATCATTGGTAGAAGACATTGAATTCGATAACGCTGAATCTTTCGAAATGAAAGTATCAGTTGTTAAAGAGTCATACTTCAAGCAAGATGTTACTGAATCAGTTGACGAAGTAAATGCTGCAATTGGAAATCAAGAAGCTGACGAAGTTCAGTCTATCTCTAATTCAATGGCTGCTTACACTCAAGCTATAACTAAATCTATTAAATAAAACATAAACCTAAGGGGAAATAAAAAATGTTTAACGCAGATAAAAATCTAGTAGAGAAATGGACTCCTGTCCTTGATCACGAAGATGCTCCAAGCATCGGTGACAAGCACAAGAGAGCTGTTACTGCTAGACTCTTGGAAAACCAAGAAATCGCACTACAAGAAAACAGAGCTCATTCTGATTTTCAACTTAATGAAACAGCAGCTAACGCTACTGGTTCTGGTATTAGTAACTTTGATCCAGTATTGATCTCTCTTGTAAGACGTGCAATGCCTAACCTTATCGCATACGATATCGCAGGCGTACAACCAATGAACGGACCTACTGGTCTAATCTTCGCAATGAAGTCAAGATACAGCACTCAAGGTGGTGCTGAAGCTTTACATAACGAAGCTGATACTGATTTCTCAGGAACTGGTACACATCAAGCTGATCCTACTGGATTGGTCGGTGTAGCTGATTCTGGAGACGCAGGTACTTCTATCGCTGATGAAGCTGATACTGTATCTACTTTCGGTTCTGGTATCACTACAGCTAATGCAGAAGCTAAAGGTACAGCTGTACCCGGTTCAGCTATTTCAAGTGCTAACCAGTTTGGCCAAATGGCTTTCTCAATCGAAAAGGCTCAAGTACTAGCTAACTCAAGAGCTCTTAAAGCTGAATACACTATGGAACTTGCTCAAGATCTTAAAGCAATCCACGGTCTAGACGCTGAAGGCGAATTAGCTAATATTCTTTCTTCTGAAATCCTTGCGGAAATCAACAGAGAGATGGTTAGAACTATTCTTACTAAAGCTAAAATCGGTGCACTTCAAGCAAGTGTTGCACTTAAAGGTGTATTTAACGTTAATACTGATTCTGACGGAAGATGGATGGTTGAGAGATTTAAAGGTCTCATCATGCAACTCGAAAGAGAAGCTAACGTAATCGCTAAAGAAACAAGAAGAGGAAAAGGTAATTTTGTACTTTGTTCTTCTGATGTTGCTTCAGCACTAGCAGCAGCTGGTCTTTTAGACTACACTCCTGCTCTTTCAGCCGACTTAAACGTTGACGATACTGGTAATACTTTTGCTGGTGTTCTTAACGGTAGAATGAAAGTATATATCGATCCTTATGCTACTGCCGACTTTGCTTGTGTAGGTTACAGAGGTTCAAATCCATACGACGCAGGTATCTTCTATTGCCCATACGTTCCTTTAACTATGGTTAAAGCGATTGGCGAGAATGACTTCCAGCCAAGAATTGGATTCAAAACTAGATATGGAATGCAGCAGAACCCATTCGTGGGAACAGCTACAGGTGCGGGTACTAACCGTGTCAACCCATATTTCAGAATCTTTAGAGTAGACGGAATTATGGTGTAAACCGTAATTAGTTAATTCTAATTCTGATGGAGAGGGGTCTTAGGATCCCTCTTTTTTTGTCTGAGTTCTATGCTAAAAGACTTATAAATAGTATTAGGAGATTATTATATGGCTACACTAACTTCAAATAAAAACTATTTAAGTCCTGTTGAGTTTAAATTT